TTGCAGATCTTCCAATGATCTGATTTGCCCTCTAGCATATTGTAGTTTTTCCATAGTGTCAACACCGTAAAAGGCTTGGTCTTTTAGTTGGCCAATACGTTTATGAATTTTTTTCTGTATTAAAGAAATTGTATCTATATCCATTATTTGAGTCTTTGAAGCATTATTTTGTTTTCACCAGCTTGCATAATATTAAAACCATAGTGAGTTAATGCTTTTGATATATCTTCCATTTCATATTTTTTGTAATCATCGAAAATAAATCTAGATCCTTTTCTACATCTATCCGCAAACCAAATAGCTTCTCTTAAAACATCTTTAGTCATATGAGGCCCATCAAAATGAACTAAATCATATATTTTATTTTGCGTTGCAAAGTAATTCATGTAGTCCGTATCTTTCATATGAAAGAAAGAAAATTCTGGATGATCAGAAAAATCTTTTTGCATTTCTAATCTCATTTCATCTGTGTAATCTGCTGTGTATTCTTCTGAGTTATCGTAATGTTGATATTTTAAATTACCATATGGATCAATTCCAATATGTTGATAAGGTATTTTTTGTACTAATCTAGCTCTCAAACCTAACATAATAACTTTAGATCCAAGACCTTCTCTTACACCTATCTCACATGTGGTAACTGATTTTGGTTCTTCAAAGAATGGTAATGTCTCACACCATTTTTTAAGTAGGTCGTATTCTGTGCTATCACCTCTGATGGTCATAGCAAGTATATAAATTATTTTATATCTAGATGCAAATTAAAAAACGCCTTTAAACTTAGTGCCTTTGATAGCTGCTCCACCACCTCTAGCCATACCGCCTTTTGAGTAAGTTTTAGCACCTTCAGGTCTCATATAAGTTTCTGGGAATTCTTTTGCAGGGTCAAATTTTTTACCATCAACGATAAACGGATCTCCAACATATGAAATGTTTTTATCACCCATCGCAGCTTCTCTGCTTCTTGCAGCATCCTTATATCTTTTAGCTTTCTTAAGCATACGATCTCTTTCTCTTTTTTCTTCAAGACCTTTAGCTGGATTTGCAACTTTGGGTCCTAAACCTTTTTTTGTACTTTTCTGTCTATCAATTTTTGGCATTATTTCACCTTTGCAATTTTATTTTTGTTTATACCTTCTTTTATCACATATTGTTGCGTTCCGTTAGCCCCCACGTTAACCTCTTTTCTTAGATCCTTATGTAGTTGCTTCTTTTTATTTTCTCTAGCAACATCTGCTAAATGTGATTCTATACTTCTAGTGTCTCTCATATATGTTTTTTATTTTACCTTGTGCTTGAAGTTTTTTCAAATCCCCTTTTGTTAATTTAGAAAAATCTATATGAACTTCTTCATACTGTTTTTTTGGTTTAAATAAGTTTTTAATCCACTTCCACATTATGTCCTCACGTTTGTTGGTTTAGGTCCTGTATTACCTGCAGCTCTTTTTCTTGCAACAGCAGAAGATTTTTGTGATTTAGACATTGCTCTAGCTTTAGCTAATGGTACACACTTTGGATATTTTCTTTTTGAACCACTGGCAGATTTTCTTCCGCACTCTTGATACTTACCACCTTTTTTCTTAGCACCAATATCTACCCATTTTTCTTGAAACCATTTTGTAAGTCCACCCTTTTTCATTTTATTAGCAGGTACACAATTGGAAACCATCTTGTTTCCTTTTTTCTTCATACCTTTTTGAACATAACCATCCCAACAAGTCCCTTGATTGTATCCTCCTTTTTTAAATTTTTTCTTAAATACAATATTAAATTGTTTATCCATGTCTCCTTCACCTTTAAAAGTTTGTTTACCTCCAGGAAAATTTACGTCAGCTCTACCAGAACCTTTTCCAATGCTTCCAGAGATTTTCAAACTTGAATCTTTTTTATTAAAAATATCATACTCACCTTTAACACCATAATATCTATTTTCAGTATTTACTTTAACATTTGGTGCCGGAGTAGATGAACCTTTAGTGACACTAATTTGTGGACCTATTTTAAATTTAGATTTTTTTAGGTAATCAGGTGTACTTATTTTTTTACCCATTAGAATACGCCTTTGAAATCTGTTCCTTTAATTGCAATTCCACCACCTCGCATTTTGAGACCAGACTTTTCTAATCTACCTATTGCAGATTGTGAACCTGCGGTAACTGCTTTACCAACTTTTGCAGATACAACTTTATTTTTTTTTAATTTTTTATATTTCATATATTCACCACCAGGTATTTGTGGAGTTTTACCACCGGGCATCGGGCCTGTTTTATTTTTACCTTTTACATTTGTTTTTTGTTCATCAAAGTATCCACCTTTATTTGCTTTCTTAGGTCCCCAATCTTTTTTCTTTTTACCTGATGGATCTTTAATTTTACCCGCACATATTTTAGATGCATAAGCATTTGCATATGCTGAAGGATAAACTTTAAATTTTCTTTTAGCAGCAGATTTACCTCTTGCACATAGTTTTGTCATTACTTCCAACCTTTCTTAGTTAATTTTGGTTTTCCTTGTCTTAATAATCCACCTTTTTTAAATCCATAATTAAAAACACCTGTTGGTGAAACTGTTGGTCTTATTCTTGGTATTGGTATTAATTGATTCATGGGTTGATTAATTGGAATTGGTCCTGCTATAACAGGTTGAACTGGTGGTGGGCCATCTCTGTCTTTATCTTTAGTTGCTGTATCTTTTTTAGCTCTAGTAGATTTAGGCACTCCAAAAGCCATTGGTGAGTAATCAACCATTCTTTGACCAATTTTATAACCTAAAAAAGGAATTCCTGATACAGCACCAATAGTAGCTGCAATAGCTTTTCCTGCAGGAGTTGTTGATGGACTTATTCTTCCTCTAGCTCTTTCTCTTTGTGCTGTTAATGCTTCTTTTGATTCTTGTGAAAGTGGTTTTGAATCTTTGTATTGTGCAGATGGATCTCTTCCATTGCCTCCAGATTTACTTCCACCATAATTACCAGTCTTACCAGCCATTCCCATTCCAGCATCTCTACCTGTGGCTGCTTTGATAACTTTTAGTTTTTTCTTTTTTGCCATTACTTCCTCTTAATTAAATCTGTTGCTTTTAAACCGTACACGCTGGCTATAACACCAACAAAAATTGTTTGATACCAAAATGGAAGTTGTGAAAAATATTCAAAGAACAATTTCATTTTATCCATCGCACTTGGGTCGTCTGAAAAGACTGCCCACGCAAGAAGTACAATTGGAGCTGACAACAAAATTAAAATAAATTCGTCTTTCCAATCCGATTGTCTAGCTTCTAATAATTTGCCTTGGTATTCTGCTTGTCCATTAGCCATCTTTTCAGCATGATGCATTTGTGCATCAGACATTAACATCTTCGTCTTCTGACGGTTCTGATAAATATGAGAACCGGCTTTAACGGCTAGTGATATCGCTTTTAACCACATGGTATTTCTCCTGTCTTCTTGTACCCATATATTCTATCATTTTATCAATACAATCGTAAGCCCTATCGCCTACACAACGCCATCGCCATAATTGTTTAAATCTTTCTTCCTTTTTTTTGGTTTTAAAAACAACACCACCAAACATATCTTGAAATCTTAGTATAATATCCTCATCACTCATCTCAATTGTAGCTGCAAAGGCTCTTTTTTTACCTACACCTTTAGACCAAATACCAAAACTACCCTCACCATCAAATAAACCTGATAGCCAGATAATTTTACTTTTTTTTGTGAGCTTTTCGTAAGAGTTTTTTAGCATCTTTGAGTTTAATTCCTTGTGGATTGGGTCCTTTCTTAGGTGGTGGCCCATATTTTTTCCCTCCACTTAATCCTTTCCTCATTTTTGCTCTAATTTTTGTCTTGCAACGTCTAATCGTTCTTCAGATTGTTGATCTTGTTGTTGAAGTCGATCATATTCAAACTGTAATTTCTCAGCTTGACGCATATTTTCTTGTTCTGCCTTGAATCGTGTCTCTTCAGCTTTTCTTTGAAGATCCATTGCTCTTAAATCAACTTCTTGTTGTTTAATTTTAATTAATGGGTCTTGTTTACCTGCAGCTTGTTGCATTTCTGCTTGAACTAACTCAGTTGTAATCCTTGCAGCAACTTTTGCAACCTCAGCTTGGAACATAATTTCAAATTGTTCTGGGTTTTGTTGTGACAAAGCTATCATTTCTGGATTTTGTTGCATCATTTGTTGTACCTCAGCTTTTGCTTTAAATGAAACGTGATCTGAAATGTGAGATTGTAGTAATGCATACACTTGTGGATTAATTTGAACCATTCTTGAGTTCATAAATGCCATGTGTGCAGCTAAATGAGCGTCATGATCTTGAAATTCAAACGCTGTAAGCAGTCTCATCTGCAAAGCACGTGCATTTTCCTTTGCAGGATCCAATGGTTCAGGTTGTTTTGGAGCTGGTTTAAGTAAAGCTTCAATTTGTTTGGTGCCTAACGCTTCGTAAACACGTCTATAAGCTTCGTGTAGGTTGTGCATCTGTGGATTTGAACTTGCAATTTGTAATTGTGTCTGTGCCAACGTCACTCTTTGAGCCATAGACATGATATTTGGGTCTGCAACAGGTAAAATATCAACTCTTTGATCAAAATCTGCAGATTTAATTTGTCTAGGACCTCCATAAACATCATATGGATACTCTGGTGGCAGTGATTCACCACAAATTCTTGCTAAAATTTTAAATTCTAAACGCATTGCATAGTAACATCGCTTGTGAACACCACTCATTACTCTGCTTCCACGTTCCATTAGCGCCATTGTAGTACCAACAGCTCTATTTTGAACGTCATTACCAATATTTGAATCGGTTATCGCAGCAAATTTTTGTCCTGCTTGGACAACAAAACCTAAAAGATTGTATAAAGTTACTGATGGTTCTGTAAATGGAAGATTAAAAAACTGATCTCTAATGTTTCCACCAGGTGCATCAACATCTCTGAACTCTCCTGGTTGTATAGGTTGGTCATCATCTCTAACTCTAATACCTCTAGACTTAAATCCTGCAGGTAAATTTTTTAAAGTTCCTGCATCAATTAATTGTCTAAGTGATTGAGTGGCTGCTTGTGACAGCCCTCCAATCATATGGGTTAAACCAAAGCCATAAAAACCCAAACCAGGTAAAAATTTGTAGTGTACAAAATATTCTATTCTAGAATACGTTGGATCATCAGGTCTATAATTTCTATAAATAGATAAAATCTCTCCACTACCTTCATCAATTGTTACAATATATGGAATTTTAATTTTCTTAGCTTTGTCATCAAAGTTTTCATAATCATCTAAATTTAAATCGACATGCATTTCTAAGATGTTATGTAAATAATCATCACCTGTTCTCTTGATTCCTTCTAACTGATTTAATTTTTTCTGAACTTCATCTGGTTCAGTGTTAGATTCAATTAGTTCTATGTCTCTATAAAATCCTGCTGCTTGTTTTTTAATAACTTCGTTTTGTGTCATCTTGATGACATGAGTTATTCGCTCACAATCTTTTAAATCAGATGCAAAGTAAGGCACCACTAAATCTTCAGCTGGTACAAATTTTGATACTGGTCTATCCTGCATTGCATCATAATATATTTTTTTAAATGTAGATCCTGATAAAGGTAAATAAAATAACATCTGATCCATGTCAGTTGTGTAGTCTTCCATCTCCTCCATCAACAGGTAATTCATGTAATCTTTTACTCTTTCTGCTTGTGCTTCCGTTTGCGGTGTCTGTAAGCCAATAACTTGTGTTCGTACAGGACCATCAGAGGGCACGAGTTCTTTATAAGCTTGTGCTTGGAACTGCGTAACAGATTCAGCGAGTAGGGGATGTGTAACACCACTTGCACCTTTAAACGGTTTTGTGACTTCTTGATACTTCGTTCCTAATAAATCTAAACCTTTGATATAAGCATCTTCCCATTCTTTTCTGGATAACTTATCTTTTTTGTATTCTTGAACTAATTCTCTAGCCATAGAACTTAGAGTTCGTTCATCCATGAACTCAGCTAGATTCGCATTAAAATTATCTTTTGGATCAGTCTCTTCTACAGTTTCTTCACCTTCAACAGTAACGATTGGATTGTCATCCTCTGCAGGAGTTACTCTTTCCTCTTCAAGTGTATCTTCTTCTGTAAGACTTTCGATATTCTTTTCAACGGCCATAATTAATTGTACCTTATTGGTTTAAACATATCCACTACTAACCCACCCTCACTCTTGTAGGTCTTTTGTGTATTTCTCATAAGTGGGTTTACTTTAATAGCAAATGCATCAAAATACAACCTTGGATCTGAAGATTCCATAAAAGTATATCCATCCATATTATCTGCTCTTGCATCTGAATGAGATATCCTTTCAAATTTTTTGCCTTCCATTGCATGACCTGATTTATAGGTATAATTTTCTTTTTCAATTCTTTTATAAGGAAGTTTTGGATCGGATCTAGATAATTTTATGGGTCCTGCTTTTGAATTATAAAACCGAGCTGCTTTTTTCATTAGTTCTGGAATCAACGCTTTTCCTTTTTTATTAATACCTTTACCACTTGCATAACCATAAACCTTTTCATTGCCTGCCCAACCTGATGAACTTGCTTTGTAATTTAACATGTCAAACGGCAGAACGGCTACGTAATCAGCACCTTCTCTGGCTGCCAACCTCATCAAATATTTTAATGCATGGTCAGAGTATTGGTCAGCATCCACCATTGGAAAATAATCATACTCTGCTCTTCGACCGAGTTGAGTTATCTTTTCTGTGTTACGTGTTAAGTCATCCGCTAATCGATAAGTTGCTGTAGCATCATCTGCTGCTAATGCTTTAGACAATTGATCAGAAATTTTTTTTTGTGAGTCCATAAATAGTTTTCTTTCAATATCGGCCTGGAAAGGATTTATTCTTTTTATTCCCCCAAGTTGCTCTGCTTTAGTTAAACTATTACTAACTGTTTTTGCAACATCCGATTGTATCTGATGAATGCTTAAAACTTTTTTACCCTCTGGAGTAAATCGTGTATCAAATCTTACGTGATACAGTTCGTTTCTTACCGGACCAGTGCCACCGAAGTGAGAGCCTGTTCTAAATGCTTGGCTGTTTCCTGGAATAGCTTCATCTAAATAAAACACCACTTCACGATATCCTTGCCCGCCCATCAATGTTTGTTCATTATTATAATACTTAGGTTTATTAATTCCTTGAATAGGTTTGAATCGTTCACTAAATTCACCCATTAATTTATTTACCTCTTTAAAATCTTGTTGATCAGGAAGAAGATCTCTTACCCCTTTTAATTGTTGGATAATCTTTTTTGAGTTTTCTGCAAGATCATTAAAATTATTTTTACTTCTAATAGCAGATTGAATTGCATACATCGCATCTCCAAATCGTGATTCAATTTCTGAAAGTCTTTCAATGTCCCCTTCTTTAAGAGCACTTGATTCTATGTCACGATATTTTTTACGCATGCCCTCCATTTGTTTATAACTTTTTTCTAAGCCATTAAACATACTAGCTGTAACGTTTTCATCTACTCCTGTTTGAAAGGTTTTTAATCTATTGATAGGATTAAGTTTAATCATATTACCAACGGTATTGGCATCTAATTTTAAACCAAACTTTTTAGCAGCATAGAGTAAGCCACCTGATAATTCATTGTCTGCATTGAACACCGCTAAATTAGAATCAAATAACTCTTCCTTAGATACATTGACTTCTTTACCTGCAAAAGGACCTCGGTCATATTTAAAACTCTTAACCCCTGCTATAGTTTTTTTAGCAGGTTTACCAAATACTTTAAATTTAATTTCTCTTGATGAAGTTAAATGATCTAACCATTCATCAGCAGTGTATTGACCCCGTCCTTTTTTCATCACCCAGTCATAAGTAGATGAACCAAATGCAGGTGCAACTTTCTCACCCATGTGTAGTGGTTGTGTTTGATTTAACACTACAGGTGGATTTCTTATTTCTCTTGTTGCTAGTTCTTGTCCGGTAGCCTGTGATGGTTTTGGAGTGTAAGTTATTTGTTTTTGTTGTTGTCCGGTGGCCGGTAATGCGGATTCCTTTTTACCTGCTCGGAGCAACCGTCTACCGAAACCTAATAATGTCTTTAGGGACATTGTCCCTCCTTATGTGATCTTAGTAGGTCTTGTTCTACCTAGTTTGCAACCTCTAGCTTTGACCATGGTGCCTGATTTATAACCCATAGGTCTTTGCATCATGCCACCACCCATTTTTTTCTTTACTCTAATATGTTTAACAACATTTTGATTTTTTTCATCGTAGTGACCACCCGATCTATAACCCATAGGTCTTTGCATCATGCCACCACCCATTTTTTTAACTTTAGCTTGGTCTCTTACATCAGCTTTATAATTATCTCTAAATTTTTTAGCAGCTTTAATAACACTTGAACCTATTGGTCTAGCTGCGCCTGCAAGTCCTGCTTTTGCATATTCAAGATCTTTATCAGTTAATCTGTCTTCGTTTCTAGATCTTCTTTTAAATTTATTACCAAGAACACCTAATCTACTTCTTCTCTCTCCAGCTGTTCCAGTATCAGCGCCACCGCCTACAGAATATTTTTTAGCCATGCCACCGCCCATAAACATTGGTATATCTTTTCCTGCTGTGCTTTTATATAATTCTCTTCTATAAATTTTCATGTCATTATCTCTTCCTCTTTTTGTAGGTCCAAACATTTTATCTCTTCTCACTTCTGTTTTGCTTCTTCTCTCTCCAGCTGTTCCAGTATCAGCGCCACCGCCTTTGTTATATTTTTTAACTTTAGCTTTGTCTCTGTTCTTAGCAGATTTGTCATCTTTCTTTTTTCTCAAATATTCGGAAGCACCAAGACCTGCAAGAGCTGCAGACCCAAAACCTAAAGTAATCTTTCCTATTGTAGTTGCTCTAGCTGCTTTCTTAGCAAATTCCATTGCAGGTTTTCTTTTATTCAAAATTGATTTAGCTTCCATTGAAGTTTTTTGAGAACCTCTTTTAATATTTGAATCTCCTTTTAGATCTGGATTAATTCCTGTTTTAACCATCTCTTTTAATTTTTCATTACTCATCTTTCCTAGAATATTTGAATGAGCCTCACTTACTTTTAATGATTTTCCAAGAGAACCCAATGGTTTTACTGATGATATTGGTTTTGTTGGATCCTTTTTAATTGCTTTACCATCTTTAGCTTTCATAACTTTACCTGGTTTAATAGATTCATCTTGAAGACCCATGCCTCTACCTTTTGCTTTTTCTTTTTTTAAAACAGCAAAATCTTTTGCATCAATTTTATCTGGTGGCGGAGCTTTAGCAGCTATCTTTTTTTGTTTTGGACTCATGGTATCTCCTAATAATATTTGTACTCTTTTTCTAATTTTATTGGCGGGTCATCCCAATCGTCCGAGTACGTTGAAACAAATCCACCTTGTCGATATCTTAACACAGCTTGGGTCATAGAATCAACATAGTCGTCATACTGACCATTAGGAAACGCAGCACACTCCTCAATAACCTCTTGTGCCCAGTGTTCGTCTAACGGTGCAAATACATTACCAGATTCAAATACAGGTGCACAGCTATTTATTCTAGTAAATTTATCCCTACCTCGTGCTGGAACATAGTCTACCACAGGGATTCCTGCACGTCTAAGCTCATGAATTAAAGGTTGTCCTGAAGCTTTAGCTTCAATAATTACGGTTTCCGGTTCCCAGTATTGATATTGCTCTAATGCAACATTCTTGAGATCGGGAAAATCATACCTGCCTTTTATTGCATCAAGCAGTATTATTGCTTTCTCGTAACCTTCTACCGGCTCAAAGACACCCCAAGTGGTGATGGCAGAATAGTCTGCAGTTTCTTTTTTACTGAATGCAGTATCATAACTTTGAATGACATGAAGGAGTTTTGGTAAAGTGGGTTTATCATAATCTTGCCACCACTCCCGTTTGATGATTGCACCTTCTTCAGAAGTTGGATCTTGCATGTACTGAGCATTCCAATTTTTAGCGGAGATGGAAGCTTTGACCCCCATTAAATCTTCTTTGTTCCAATACTCAGGCCAAACAGGTTCATCATTTGGAAGGATTGCTGGAAACTCAATTAAGTTCCATTGATCTGCTTTAGGTTCGGATTGAGCTTTCAATAATCTTCCTGTTAAGTCATCAGTTGCCCAACGAGTCATAACCACTAAAATTCTTCCACCAGGTTGTAAACGTTGTCTAGGACCAGAGCTATACCATTCATATGCTCTTTCCATAGCAGAGTCTGACATTGAGTCTTGCTCAGTATGTGGGTCATCGATAATAAGTAAGTCCGCCCCTCGTCCTGTGATAGAACCGCCTACCCCCGCTGCAAAGTATTCGCCACCATGATTGGTCTCCCATCGGCCTTTTGCCTTACTATCCTCACGTAGTGTAACATTACCAAAGATCTGTTTATACTCCTTGGTGTTCATTAAGTTTCGAACTTTGCTACCGAATCTGGATGCAAGTTCTGCGTTGTGTGATACCTGCATAATTTTTTTCTTTGGATACTTTCCAATATACCAAGCAGGAAATAAATAAGATGCAAATTCAGATTTAGTATGTCTAGGAGGCATGTTGATGATGAGCCTCTTAGCATCACCATCAGCTATATCATGAAAAGACTCAGCAATGATTTCATGATGTCCTTTACCTAATTCTTTTGAATCTTTACGATAAATAAAATCTTCCCAAACATTTTCAACGAATACTAAAAAATTATCTTGGCATAATTTTATATATTCTAATTGTTTTTTAAGAATTAAATCTTTGAGTTCGTCTTCAGTTAAATGCTCAATATTCATAAAATTTTATATACCCCCAGGGGCTAGGGGACCCATAAAAAACAAAGGGTCCTTTTTTACAATAGACTAATATAAAAACACTTTCAACTATTTCCATACCGTTTGAAAATTGATTACATGGATGTATATTGCTTTGTAAAGCCCGACCTCTAAAAACCACGCCCAGCACAACGCAACGTGAATTGTAGTTTTTATTAATCTAGTTTATTGGAAAGTATGAGCCTTGCATACGCAAGACGTAGAACGTGGGCGATAGTATCGCCCACGTTATTAGATGTTATTCAGTAGTTGTTAGGGTATTCACTAACGTAGAAAATTTACTCAAGATGTTGTTTTTAAACTCATCAACAACAGGGTTGCCATTGTTCTCAAGTATGTGCTTCTCACACTCACCCATTAACAACTGAAACATAATTTCATAATTCAGTTGTCGCTTACCCTCTTTGCTGACAACCATGTCAGCAAGTTGAGTAGGTTTGTTGTCATTGACACGTTGAGCAAGTACTTGGGCAATAGATACTAATTCATTATTCGGCATCAGTTCCCCCAATCGCTTTGTACTCATTGTACTTAATTTCAGTACAATACTTGTAATACAAGTCATTGTGTTGCTCTTTAAAAAGTTTGGTTTCAAACTTTTGTCGCTTTCTTGGTACTCGTTGCAATCCATAACTAACACCATTCTCATCTTGACCGATTAGCATTACTGCACCTGTCTTATCAAATGTGTTATTTACGTTCTGCATTAACGTGTCTATTTCTTTTAAGGCACGTCTAACTGTTAGCTTCAATTTAGCAACTGCAACTATATCTCTTTTTTCTAGTTGATTTGCTTTTTTTTGTGCTTTTGTCATTTTACCTCTTTGTTAAATTTACAATCTTATGATTGCAACATCTGTATATATCTCATCAAATCTTATTGCAAGATAATATTTACATCAGTTTAACTTTTTTTTATTTATCTTTTTTTCAAGATGTTTAGCAAAATCACTAAAAGCATTTGTTTCCTTATCTGTTGTAATTGTTATATTCGGCTCAACCTCAAGATTAACCAATCCCCCAAACAGCTCACGCAACTGCCTGACAAATTCCTGCTGTGCGTCAGTACCAGATTTAATCTTGTCGGAACGAGACGAGGCACGAGACGAGGCGAGATTACTCGCCTCGTTTTTAATTTTCTTTACCATGAACAATCGTAGGCAATCTTTCTGCCCTCTTGTAATTGTTTCTTGCACCACTCAATGAAGTCTCTATCCTGTGCCTTGTACTCTTGCACAGCTTCATCTTGCCATTGTTGTCCCCAGAAGAAACCATCATTGGCTTTACAATCTGCATAGCCTTTCTGGTATTGTTCCTCTAGTCTCTTGACGACATCTTCAGTAATCTCAACTCCACCTTGTCCACCATTAAACCCTAATGACTGAATAAAAGTGTTGTGTTCGGCATTTGGTTTTTGTCTATCAAATTCATACGCAAAGAACTGTTGTAGCTTTGCGTGTTTTCTCCAATAGAACTCATCATGCACTTCGCCATTACTATCACGAAGTCCTGCGTATTGGTCTAGTCCCATATCTTTCTCCTTTGTTATTTGGTTAGACTTCTCCCTCTTATCAAATCCCAGAACGACACGCAAGAACTTTTTTTATTTTATTTTCCTTCTGCACCCCCTGAACTTTAGGCAAGACCATTTGCTTTTAGTTGTTTGTCAAACGAGGCTTCGCTAGAATTTCCTGCGCCCCGTCCAGCTCCTTTTCCATCTCCAGCGGGACCAGTTCTTCTTCTAACGAGAACGAGCTTCTAGAGTAGTCCAACAAACGAGAGGATCAGGACGCCCGTGATGCCCAGCACCCAACTCGGCCAGAGC